TACGGAGAGCAGCCAGCAGGGCCGTGGCCCAGGGGATGCGCTGCCGTCCCAGCAGAACCAGATCGTGCGTTGAATCGGGCACCGCCTTCGCCACGTTCTCACCCCAGCGCAACAGGTCAGCGATGGTCGGAGCGTTCGGGTGGACGCAGGTCTGCGAGTACGGCAGGTGCTTCACGTCGCCTTGGTCGCAGTCGTTGCACAGGTCGGGGATGCGGGTGGCGAGGATGGTGTCGGCGGCATCCTTGTACGCCAGGTACGTGTCGCCCACCCATCCGTCCTGCTCTTGGCAGTCAGCTGCAAACTCCACGTCGGGGTTGTCGTCATGGGTGCGCTGATGCAGCCGTTCGGCCAGCAGTGTGCGGTAGTCGGTACTCATGCTTCCTCCCCACGGGCCAGACGACGGAGCCATCCGTAGCCAGGCACGGTCGGTCCCTGGTAGTCGAACAGGGCGTCCACGAGTGCGACGATGCCCTCAACGGTGATGCCGTGACGGGCACACAGGTCACGCACGGCGAGCCGATCCGTGACCAGCCCCTCCCAGGTTGATCGAGACATGGCGACTCTGCCGTGCGTCAACGTGATGAGGTGATCGCAGTTGCCCGTGGAGCGTGGGCCGTTGCCGCATAGCGGGCATGGCCTGGACAATTCGTATTCGTCGGTCAGTCGTTCTTCGCTCACTGGTCCTCCTCGGGGTGCAGAATGCGATGGGTGTCACAGGGCCATTCTCCGTAGCCCTCGGTGAACATGCCGTCAGCCCGTGGGCACTCTTGGCACAGGCCGCTGGCGTCGGGCTGGTGCAGTGCGTCGATGGCGGCGAGTTTCGCTTCGGCGGCTTCCAGAGCGTCAGCGGCTCGGTTGCAGAACTCGTAGACGGTTTCGTTCTCGTAGTCACAGGCATTCCGCAGGCGTTCGGTCAGGTCGCTCACTGGTCCTCCCTTGTGACTCCAAGGTCACACCCCATCTCTATGGTGGTGAACGGTGATTCCGCTCGCAGAAACGGAGGCAGTGTCAGTTGGCACCGCCCTACCGTTGGGGTGTTGGGGAGCGGGGCGAAGTAGATGCACTCATTGCAACGGGTCATGTGTCCTCCCTTGTGGCCTGGTGGAGTGCTGACGGGATCATGTGCTGCACCTTACTTGCCTAGCGGGGACGTGTCAAGTGCTAAAGTTGGGGAAACAAAGAGGTGATCGCAATGAGCAGGAAAGTACTGAACCCGAACCAACTACGTATGTTCATGCGCCCTGACGAGATCAGGAGCGAAACGTGGCCCGCTGACTACGATCCACGTCTTGATGGGCCGGGTGAGGAAGGCCAGATCAACATGTGGCGAGAGAAGTCCTCGGAGAACTGGATCTCCGACATGGACCTTGAGGTGGAGAAGGAGGGCGTCAAGACGCCGGTCACCATCATGCACAACAACCCTGGATGGGCTGGTGACCCTGTGGGGGCGAGGGCGAGCGGTAAGCCCCTTCTCGCCAACGGGCACCACCGTGTGCAAGCGGCAAGAGTCGCTGAGTTGAACAAGGGCAAGGCGTACTACGTCCCGGTAGTGCACAGCGACAACCTGCCCGACGTGAAGAGGCTGGCACAGCCTGACAGAGAGTACCGAGACGCCAAGGGCATGGACCGCTGATCTTGACAGAGTAGTGGGGGCGTGCTAGTTTCGCCCCGTGATCGTTCCTATGTACTCCTACGACCGCAAAGTCCTATTGATGAAGCTGACGTACGACGTAGAGCGGGGGAAGTTCAGCCCCCTTTGGACTGCCAACAATACAGGCCCGTGGCAGGAGGTGTGGCCCAGCGATCTTACGACGGGAGGGTCTTTGGAGGCCATTTCAGCCGAGTTCTGGGAATGGCTGCCCGAACTATGAGATTCCTGGACAAAAGGACCGGGGCGTTCAAGAACGACTACTACTACTACGATCACGACCTTGCACTGTGCTGGTACCAGACGAGGCCGCACCAGTGGCTCCACATGCCGTGGAAGGAAGAATGGACCGAGTGGTACCTGTCTGACGAGCACCTAGACTGGCTCCCCGACTGAGTCAGCGATCCGGTAGCCAGTCTAGGAAGTCGGTGGAAAGTATCTCGTCCATCATGCCGGTCCACAGCAGAGGAACAGACCACCGTTGCAGGGCAATGTTCCACACACGATACTCGCCCGTATCGGGGCAGTAGTCGTAGAGAAAGAGCGGTCCTTGCACGAGCATACCCATAGTGTAGGCGAGTCGCCTGATACGTGTCAAGGTGCTAAAGTACTATCTAGAAAGGATCGTGCCATGCTCAACCCCACACAGTTCCAAGAGGCTCCCCCTGACAAGCGACTGGCGAAGGGTCAGACATTGACCCTTGAGGAGTACAGGGCGCTCCAGGCACAGGGCAAGGAGCCTGACACGCTGGCGTCTCACGACCTCACGATGGGTTGGGGTTCCAACCCGCAGGAGCCGGGAAGGCGAGAGACCAGACGTGAGGTGCGTGGCATCCTTGGTCTGAATGCGCACGACGCTCAGTACGGAGTGGAGGCTCCACATGAGTAACCTAGGACCACAGTTCGAACAGCCAGAGCTACCGGGTATGCCTCCCGCTGGGAAGGCCCCGTCAAGCTGGGAGTACAAGAAGCGTCAGATCAGTGAGGGCGTAGGGTTCTCTGGGCAGACGAGGGATCGAAAGATCAAGGAGTTCTCAGAGAAGGACCCGGCCAACCCTACTCCTCGTGCCGTGACCACCCATCACAAGGTCGGTGATCAGCTTAAGATGTTTATGACACCTCGTGAGATCGAACGAGAGTGGCAGCCTCTAGATGGTGACCGTCACGATGGTTACGCACTCACGTCTGGCACCAACGACCCACGTGCGGGTATGCACACCGAGCGCAACGAGCGCACCGACGAAGTACCCAACATGTACAGAGGGCTGCGTACTGCCACGGGGGCCGTCACTGACGCACAGGGGTTCAAGCGCAGGAAGACCGTCTTCAAGCGCCCTAGCTCCACTAACCCGGTGCGCTATGGAGTGGACCAGGCCGAGAGCACTGAGGATCTGTGGAACCGCAAGTACGACGAGGCTGACGAGGCCCCTCCCAGTGGGCAGTATGACTATGAGGATGAGGCTGTCTACAGGACGCCTCACGGACACGAGACCTCTGCTGGCGGGCACTACACCCTCAAGACAGTACCCGGTCACAACACCAGACCAAAGATGACCGGAGTTGACGGCGACCGAGGATGGTACAGGACGACGAAGGGCAGGGGCGGTATGAAGGGCGCTCCCTCATACAACTCTCGTCGCCGTGCAGAGACGTGGGTAGACCACGAACTCGTCTCCGAGCCGTCTCCCCACTCCACAATGGTGGAGTCCATCATCAACGAAGGTGTCAAGTCTCCAATCCGTCTGGGTCTTCGGATGGGTAGCGAAGCGAAGCCGCAGATGGTGGGGGGCCACCACCGCATGGCAGTGGCTCGTGTGCACTCTCCCGACCAGTTCGCCCCCGTGCTGTATCACGAGGACATCTACGAAGCCCGCTCGTCCAACACGCAACACTCGTACAAGTACACATGAGAAACCTCAGCCAGACACAGTTCTTCCACTCCTCTCCTGCGGTGTTCAAGCCGGGGGACGTTGTGGAGCCTCGTATGGCACACGGCCCCAACGACATGCGTGGTGCTCGTGCGTACGCAGCTACAGAGGCGTACCATGCCAAGCTGTACCACCGAGACAGCCCATACGCAAACGGACCTCAGGGGGAGATGTTCAGCACTACGTACACTGTAGAGCGAGTGGACCCCAAAGAGGATCTGGAGAGCGTCCTGACTACGATGGGTGGGGACCCCAAGAACCCGGCAGAGAAGAACGTGCCGTCTTACGAGGTCCGCAGCGCTCAAGGATTCAAGGTGACCGGTGTACATTCCTTCAAGCCCTATCCTTCCCTCACCAACGACCCACCGGACTACCTATGAAGAACATCAACAGCATCCAGTTCGCCACTACAGAGCGCCTTCCAGACCATCACGTCTACAAGGCACACCTTCCCGAGGAAGAGCCGCTACCGTATGACGAGGACCCGAACAACTCCACAGCACGTATCTACCCTCCTGGCACGTTTGCCAAGGGGGCGTTGCGCCCTATGAGGGGCAAGCCGTATGGCCGTCAATGAGAACGACCCAGCTAACCTGCATCCTGAACAGTTCAAGATCGTCAAGATGAAGTCGATCCCGAACGTAGACACTGCCCGTCTCCAGGACAGCATTGGACGGCTTCACCAACAGATTCACACGAAAGAGGGCCTGCACCAGTGGGATCTCCCCCGTAGGTCTTTGGTGGACTATGGGCTGAAAACACTGGCTATCAAGAAGGAATTGGACAAACGGGGCGCACCGTCCCCTGTGGAAGGTTGCCGCTGGTGTTCTTGACAGCACGCCCAGTGCTGGCTATCGTCTAGCGCTATGGCAATCGGCAGCGCCCCCGAGATCGGTGTAGAGTTCACCACTTGGGGCAAGATGAACGAAGCCTCCCGGCAAGCGTGGTTCAAGCGCATGCGGGAGGATTGGAAGGACAACCTGATGGCAGGGTATGCTACTCTGCACTACGCACCACGAGGAGCAGACAACCCCTATGCCGACGTATGAGTACGAGTTCGAAGACGGGACGAGAACTGAGATCAGTCAGTCGATCTTCGAAGATGCCCTTGACACAGCCCTCCATCCTAGTGGAGAGTTCCGTCCCGTAAAGAGGGTGTACAGCGCACCCGGCGTCGTCCTCAAGGGGCGGGGCTTCTACAGGACCGGAGGCTGAGATGGCACGCAAGGAAGAGACGACGGGGCGCACGTGGGTGTGCCCCCGATGCGGGTTCTTGCTGCCAGAGGCATCTGTGGAGTACACCCAGGTGTCGTGCAGTAGGACGCTCAAGTGCAAGCACGGGGGCGGGGCTACAGCCATGAAGCTCCAGTCCGATGTAGTACACTCGTGACTAATGGCACGCCGCAAGCAGAAGGAGCAACTCTTCGATCCCGGTCCCAAGGGGCCGGATCGTTGGCGTCTCCACCCTGACAAGTGGGTACAGCAGCCGAACATCGTATACCACGCTTCCGATGAGCCTGATATGCCGAGGATGGACCGAGGCGGGAACGTCGATGTAGGCTACGGCGACTCAGCGGGTATGCACTTCGGTGACAAGCACACTGCCGTGGCACGAGGCGTGTTGGCGAGCAGGCAGTTCGTGCACACTGTGCGTATGACAGGCCCGCTCACGCCTACAATGAGCGACCACGACGCCAACTACTCTGACGAGGCTGGGCGTGCCGTGCGAGAAGGCAAGACTGTTCCGTACGTGAACGACTATGAGGACCCAGGCGCTATTTCGTATAGAGCGCTCCCCGAGACCGTCAGGACGTGGTCTAGGGACGTTGCTGCCGACCCGACTGCCCACCCGGCGCTCAAGCACCTCGCACAGCGAGGGTACAACCCCATGCTGAACGCTGGTCAGGTGCACAAGGAGGCGTACGACACGCCAAGACCGCTCCAGCTGTTCGAAGCAGACCTCCTCAGCGGAGGCAAGGCAGTCGCCCACTTCGTCAACGAGGACGACGCCTTTGCGCATGCCCAGGGCCTCGCAGCCGCTGGTAAGCCAGCGGGCGTCAAGCGCAACAACTGGCGCAGTATCGACTACAAGAAGACGGCATCGGAGGCGGTTCCTCGCCTCACTCGCCCCGAGTGATCTACAAGGAGAGCGTATGATCTGGATTAGGACCACTAACAACGGAAGGTGGGGGCACCTGTTCTCCATCCAGCACGACTCGCAGGGGCGAGACCTCTGGGTCGTGGAGTACGAGGACGGTGAGCCTGCCGTCTTGGCTTCGTGGGGAGATCCCAGGGACTATGATGTTCGTATCCAGATCGAACCACCGGAGGATTCCTATGTCCATCAAGACCACGAAGCCAGCACAGGCTGACCCCGTACACACCCCTCCATACACAATGAGCGCCCGCAAGGTAGCAGCCCAGGAGCAGGCGAGGGACAACATGAGCGACGACGAGTACGCAGAGGCCCTACATAGGGCAAAGAGCGGTTACTGAGAAAGGTCATTGACACGGGGGCGCTACGAGAGTAGGGTCCCTTCCATGACAACGACTACCGACCCAGCCGCCCACAAGCTCGCTTGTGTGTTGGCCACCCTTCACACCGCCCACACGCTCCACCAGCGAAACTGGTGGCGAGTCTCCTGGAGACGCTCCCCCTGATCCTCCAAGACGAGGACATTGCCGAGGCGTACTACGCCACTGAGGTGGAAGACTACCTCGCCGCCACGATGCCCTACCTGCTCTCGGCACTGGATGCAGTGGGCCTCACCGACCAGCAAGCCAGCGAGTACCAGCAGGCATCCGACAGCGCCTTCTACAGGAAGGACGAGACGGGGTACTGCGACAACGAGGGCTGCATCTGCCAGGCCATGAACTTCGATGAGGAAGAGGGCGAAGAGGGCGAAGACGAGGTGAACATCTACACCAACGCTGAGATCATCAGCGAGACCGACGAGCACATGGTCGTCGTCGTCTACAAGAAGTGAAAGTCGGGTAGTTGATATCCGGCACGGGGTGGTAGTATGTGCTATCATCCCACTTGGAAGGCAGCGCTCCGTGGGGGGCAATCGGTCTTGAAAACCGACACGCTGGTTGTGGCCAGGGGTTCGACTCCTCTACCTTCCGCAAAGGTACTTGACAAGGTAGCAACTACCTGATATGGTACTACTACAACCGAATGGGGCCGATAAGGCATCGACCGGAGGAAAGGCTTGCAAGAGCACCTGCGGAACCCGAGTTCGAATCTCGGCGGCTCCACTATTACGATTGACACCCGGCTCTCATACGGGTGGTTCCAATAGGGACCGCTGAGAGCGGTTCGTAGCTACGTGGGTGAAGGCAAACTCTAAATGGCGGTAATCCGCCTGACAGCCTGGAAAGACAGGCACATACCGATCTGGTCTAATGGTAAGGCAACGGTCTCCAAAACCGTTCGATGTGGGTTCGAATCCTACGGTCGGTGCTGCGGGTCCTAGGGTTAGGGGCCAGGTCTCATAAGCCAGGCTTAGTCCGGTTCAACTCCGACACCCGCCTCCTCTAAGGGGCTACCAACCCCATAGGAACTGGAGTGCATGTCAAACGGCTCCAGCCGATTCGTGAGCTAGGCCTAGACCACGAAGCTAAAGGGAAGTAGCGGTTGACGGTGCTGGAACGCCTTAGCCAGACGTGGAGCGACCACCATCGTTATGTGGAAGGTGACGGCAGACGCATCGTCTCACGGGGCTGGTAACCCAAAGCGTCGTGGCCCTCTAGTCCAACTGGCAGAGGCGCTCCGCTCAACACGGAGATGGTCTGGGTTCGAATCCCAGGAGGGCTACTACTGTCTGACCGCTTAGCGGAGGGCAGTGCTTACCGGGGCGACGGGATAGCATCTCACACCCCAAACACTTTGATACTTTACTAGAGAGTGACCAGGGGTACACCTGGTGGGCGATGACGATGGACGCTCATAAGCGGGCTACACAGAAGGCTTTACATTACCTCTGTGCCGTAATCGTCACATGGCGCTCTAGCCCAATTCGGCAGGAGGCGACTGGCTTAGAACCAGTACAGTGTGGGTTCGAATCCCACGGGCGCTACGGAGTGTGGGGCGAAGAGCCTGCTATGCACGGCAGGGCCATTCGCCACCCCTTTCGGGGTGGTGGCATGAAGGAATGGTCCCCACACGGTTCTGAGGGGGCGGGTCCGAGCTAATGGGAGGACCTCGTAGGGACGGGAAGTCCTGCCGCCGCCCCCTCCATTACTCCCGACGATGCGCTGATTAGGGACGGCAGGTGGGTCAAATCGTCTACCGGGACTGTGAGCGAGGGGAAGTGAGACTGTTCCCTAACACGTCCCACGAGCACAGGTGCTCGCTCAGGGGTGCTGTCGGTGCGATCAAAGGGTCTTCCGGCCAACCTGGATACAACACCTGGGGTACGTGGGTCTCCCCCTTGTATTCACACAAGATCAGCCAACCTGGGGGCGTAGTTCCCAGGACCGACGTGGCCTTACGTGTCTTGACGGAAGGGTGTCCTAGCTGCACGCTCAGCTAGGTACGGGGGATGGTAGTGCTACCCTCATAGAACACGTAGTGGTGAACAGAGGCGCTGGAATAGCAGCGGCCCCCCAACGTGAACTACCACATACCTGCTTAGCTCAGAGGACAGAGCAGCACGCTACGAACGTGTTGGCCGGGGGTTCGACTCCCTCAGCAGGTACTAGCAGGACCACGGAGACGACGGTTGAAGTGGTTGGGCGTGCCGGAAACGGTCCTGGTGTAGCAACTGGGGGCCATCGGCATTGGTGAGTGAACAGCCCTCAACGGCAAGTGCTGAGAGGGTCCAGAACGGGTAGCAACCTAGTACGGTCACAGGCTTAGCGGCATCACCGAGGGACACAGGTCATACATCGGAAACTGTACGAGCTACCCTGTGTTGGAGGTATACAGTAATCCTCCCGCCCGCCCTGCTATATGGAAGGCAATCCCCCAGAGGTGGGGGGCCTCGCTGCTAACGAGTGCGTCTGTCAAAGGATCAGGTTCGACTCCTGTACCTTCCGCTGGAGGTGTTGTCAGTGCAGAGAAGCTGACACTAAGTGAGGCGTTCTGTCGCCTCAACACCCCACTATGGGCGCAAGCACTGTTGGTTAGTTGCAACCTGTCTGTAAAACAGGTGTCTTCGGACTTCGGGGGTTCGATTCCCTCTGCTCCCACTCATGCTCCTCAGGTGTTACGGTCGGCATCCCAGGCTCTTACCCTGTGTGGTTGGGGTTCGAATCCCCAGGGGAGTACCAATCCTAAGGCTTCGTCAGCACCGTACAGGGATGACCACCCAGTGCGGCCCCCGCATACCGGGGATAGGGATGCTTCGATGCTTCTGCCATAGGATGGCGGCGTCTCTCCTAAAGACACCTAGAAGGTTCGAATCCTTCCAGAAGCGCCATGCTCCGTTGGTGTAATTGGCAACACGCAGCCCTCTCAAGGCTGAGAGTACGGGTTCGAATCCCGTACGGAGTACTGGGGAGTAGCGGGGGGCCGGTGCCCCCACCAGCCTTTGAAGCTGAGGCCACTGCGGTTCGACTCCGTGCCCCCCTACCATTGCCGGTGATGCTCGTTAGGACGAGTGCCGCTCTTGTAAAGCGGAGTAAGCGGGTTCGAATCCCGCCCCCGGCCCCAATGCTAGAGAAGCACATTAGGATGTGCATAGTCATGGTAAGACTAAGGTAGAGGGTTCGAATCCCTCGTCTAGCTCTGAGTAGTGAATACGGATGCTTTGTAGGTTCAGGTGTGGATTGCTACACACCGTGCCCACGGAGACTGACCAAGGGCGGCGGGGGACGATCCCCTGTGCAGCTACAGGAGGTCCAGTAGCTACTCAACATGCCAGGGAGGCTCCTTAGGAGGGGCGCATCGCTCGTAACGATGAAGCAGTGAGTTCGAATCTCACCCGTGGCTCTGACAGTGAATACGGATGCCCTCAATGGGCGGCAGAGGATTGTCCGCATACAGGCAAGAGGACCCCACATGGCTGTGCACAGCCGCCGCACACGGGATGGCTGGGTGGGAGTCGCCCCTTAAGCGACCACCCACGGAATGCTGGTTCCAGTAGCTGTCAAATGGAGAGCAATCCCCCGGTGGCGGGGGTCCATGCTGGAAACATGTGAGCATCGCAAGGTGTGAGGTTCGACTCCTCTACTCTCCGCTGTGGCCGAATCCAATCGGTGCGGAGGGGCGGCTGTGAACCGTCTCGTTAGCCAGTTCGACTCTGGCCGGTCACCCCATCTGGTGGTGGGGGAATACGTCTGCAAAGGCTCCAATAGCTACGGCTATGCAGGCCCGAGTTTACGGGTGTCCACACGCCGCCTTGAGCTTCTATCTCGTATAGAGGTTGAAGGGCGTGTGTGGGCGCTGGCGATGTGACAGTACCCCACCACCACCTATGTTCCAGTGACCCAATCGGCAGAGGTGCCAGGATGAGAGCCTGGATGTTGTAGGTTCGAATCCTACCTGGAACACCGACTCTGCGAATGCAGATGCCCCCATCGATAACCTGGAGAGTGTGAGGGTACGCACGCCTGCCGCAAAGCAGGAAGGAGGGGTTCGACTCCCCCGATAGGCGATGGAACCTGGGACGTTCTAGTAACAGAGTCAATGCCCCTAGTGATGGACACAGTCGGTGCTTCTGGGAGTGGACTCCTAGCTGAACGACACGCCAACCTTTGCCTTGCCAACAACGGGGGGCACAATTCCCAAAGCGTGCGCCCCCATCTTGTCAAACTCCCAGTGATGATTGGGGCACAACGCAACGAGGTTGTCCAGTGCGTTGATCTCTGCGATAGTTGCAGAGTCAGGGAACGAGCTACAGTCACGGATGTGGCAGACCTGAAAGTGCTTGTCGTATCCGCACACCGCACAGCAGCGAGGGCGACCGGAAGCGAGGTACGCTTGACGTGAGAGTCGGCGGGCGTACGGCCACTTGCCTTGATTGGCGTTGGCCTTCTTGTAATCGCCCTTTGTACGAGCGGTCCAATCGACACGACCTGCGTGAGCGCCCCGGTGCTCGTCGCAGTAGTGGTATCCCACTGGAATTGGAACGTCACACGCCTTGCACTTGCTCTTTCCAGAAAGCGTCCGCTTCGGAGAGACCTTGTTGTTGTAGGACGTGGCGCATCCCCTTCCGCAGAACTTGGGATTGGTGGTAGGCGTTTCACAATTCAAGCAACTGTTCATACCTCTGTACCGGACCTGCCTTCTAATCAGAGTAACCGTAATGGACGATGTGGGTTCGAATCCCACCAGAGGTACATTATAGCACACACTGTTCAGGGTTCGGTTCGAATCCCTACAGAAGCACCGGGGGACCTGAGGGTGGAAGGGCTAATGATCGTACGGCAATCGTACGGCCCCCCAACAGTCTTGCCTGTTAGGTTCACTGGTTGTGAACGGCTCGCTGATAACGAGTTCAAGGTGGGTTCAATTCCCGCAGCAGGTACTGGAGGAAAGCTCAGACGTGAGCATGCTGGACGAGAAGCGCCAGCGGGCAAAGCTAGCAAGGCCCGGTCCTCCCAATGCAGGTATGATGTCAACGGCAACATAGCACCCTTCCAAGGTGAGTTTGGGGGTTCGAATCCCCCTACCTGCTCCAATGTGTCTATGATGTCAGCGGCAGCATGCCACCTTGCCAAGGTGACTGGTCGGGTTCGAATCCCGATAGACACTCCATCTGCTCTCTTAGCCCAACCGGCAGAGGCACCGGGCTTAAACCCCGAGTTGTAAGGGTTCGAATCCCTTAGAGAGCACTTCTTTCGTCTGCACCGCACCTCAAGGGGTTGTGGCTCAGTGGTACAGCACCATCCTTGCAAGATGGCATTTCGGGGGTTCGACTCCCCCCAACTCCACGTCCACATGTGCTAGTATGATTCCCATGCAAGAAGAGACTAGAACGTGTGGAAGGTGCAGACGAGAGTTCGTCCCTAGCAGTCGTCACAAGTGCTGCCCGAAGTGTCGGGCGTCATGGAAGCAGAAGCCCTGCACGATCTGCGGAGAGCGACTGACTTCGTACGACCGCTGCATTCGCTGTGCTAACGCAGCGAGAACAGGCACCGGCAGACAGCGCTGGGTAAACCAGGCAGGATACGTAGAGGTCAACAGAGACGGCAAGAAGGTGCTTGAGCACCGGCTCGTCATGGAAGATGTGTTGGGGCGCTCTCTTCTGCCGGGAGAGACAGTGCACCACAAGAACGGGGTGAAGGACGACAATCGTCCTGAGAACTTGGAACTGTGGGTGTCGTTCCAGCCAGCCGGTCAACGACCGGAAGACCTAGTGGCGTGGGCAGAGGAGATTCTAGCAAGATACAAGAACATGGATGTGTAGCTCAGTTGGTCAGAGCAGGACTCTTACAAAGTCAAGGTCGGGGGTTCGAATCCCTCCGCATCTACCAAGCCTGTGGTTGAGGACGTGGTGGTCCTGTCGCAACCCGAACCGCCCCCGACCCTCTGGGGAGGCAGGCTAGCCGCAAGGCACAGCAGAGGGACAATCGGAATCAGGTGTAGCGGTTGCATGAGGTCTTTGGAAGGCCGGGGTGCTGGGTTCGACTCCCAGGTTTCCGACTGAGTGTCTAGCGTATTCAATGGGGAGGTAAGCGGCCCCCAACACTCTCTGCGACACACATCGTGAGTAGCTGCAACTCTCGTCGGGTGGTGTGTCGCCAATGGTGCCCTAGCTGAGATGGATTAGCGCTGTGCTGAAAACGCAGATAGGGGGGTTCGATACCCTCGGGTACCACTCTGAGTCCTTGGTCTACTGGCTGTGGGCGCATCGCTGCAAACGATGAAGTGTGAGTTCAATTCTCACAGGACTCTCCAAGGTGACATAGTGTACTGGTCTGTGCACGCAACCCTGTCAAGGTTGAAGTCGGAGTTCGACTCTCCGTGCCACCGCCATGCTGCGTTGGGGGAACGGTAGACCCAGTGGCCTTTCAAGCCACCGCTCAATGCATTACGGGTTCGAATCCCGTACGCAGTGCTAGAATGCCTCTCTAACTTAACGGCAGAGGGCGGGCCTTTTAAGCCCAGAGGTCTGGGTTCGAATCCCAGGGGAGGCACTCGTGGATTGTGAGAATTGCGAACAGCGATATGACCCCAACGTAACTGGTTGGAAGTGCCCCCATTGTGGGTACAAGGCGCACTGCTGTGGCTAGCCTGGTAAGCTAGCCAAGACGATGCGGTATCCCAAGGCGGGACACATCTCTCTGAAAGATGATGGCTGAGGTTCGAATCCTCTTACCGCTACCAATGCCAGGTAGCTCAGAGGCAGTAGCGGCTCCCTGTTAAGGAGACGGTCGTAGGTTCGATCCCTACTCTGGCAGCCATCGTGAGTTTGCCTTCACACAAGAGGACCCCCTTTCGGGGGTCCTCTTTGCGTTTCATATCGATAGTAACTCGTTGGGTATCAAGCTCAGAGCGTGCACAATTCGACGCCACCGAGGGTGGTGATATCCTCTCTTATCGCTCTGGTACGTACACGAGATCGCCCTCCACCAACCAGGCGTCATTACCGCCATTCCAGATGCTGTACTGCAACAGGTACAGGTGCGGTAGCTGGTTGGGGAACATGCGTTGAACGGTGTCCTTGGGGGACTCCCCAGCCAAGAGACGAGTCACTCGCCCCTTCTTGTTGGGTACGATCACCCTGTCCAGCTCGTCCCAGTTGGTGGGGTTCGCAGTGAGGAGCACGTTGCTCTTGTGCACGTCACCGTACACCCTACGAGCCACCCTCTGTGCGTCATCACCAGGGTTCAGCAAGTACAGACCGTCGTTGACATGCTCAATCATGGGCAGAACACTACCATTATCGGTACGGTTGCGTCAACGACTCTCCAACGCTCCTCAGGTGCGCAAGAAGTCCAGCGGTGTGCCCCAAACTGAACGAGTCACGGGGGCGATCCAGCGGGTGAGCGCCTTGAAGAGCCGGGTGCACGGACGACCAGTGGGCGTCGTGCAGCAGGTGCCTCACAGGCTCCCCCTCGTGCGGCTCTGGGTTGTACGCAGGCACGCCTGTGAACGTACGTCCCTGACCAAACTGGGAAGGCTGGAGGACAGACATGGTCAGTGCTTCTCGTTGATGTATGGAGGGCAGGCGTCTCCGACAACGTAGCGGATGTGCCACGGCTCAGAGGTGCTCTCGTAGGAGAAACCAAAGCGGTGGATGTTGGCCTCCAGCCAAGCACGATCAGGCGCTGTCAGGCTCGTAGCGCTTTCGGGGCGACCGATGGCCAGGTCGCAAGCCAGGCCAAGGCCGTGGTTGCTCGTGCCGGGGACAGCTGCGGTGGCTGGGTAGCGAGGCTGTCCGTTGGGGAGCGTACCGATGACCTTCTTGCGCCAGTAGCTCGTGCTGGGGTTCAGCGCCTTGTGGACGCCCTGCTCAGCCTTCCAGACCTTCCTACGAGTGCTGGGGGTCACGAGGTAGGTGGCGTAGCTGATCTTCTCGTAGCGAGAGATGAAGAGGTTGTACTGCTGCTGCCAGGTGCGATAGCCGCCGCCGAAGGTGAAGGACAGCACACGACCGGTGTCCTTGAGGAACTCCTTCTGCATGACGGCGTACCAGTCAGCAGCGGTAGCCAGCATGGAAGTCTTGGTGCCAATGGGCTTGAGGAGGGCGGGGTCCAGATCCCCGTTCGACTGGTTCTGTAGCTCTGTCGGCATCTTGACAGGAACGATGGTCATTGCCATGTGATGAGATCTCCTTGGTAGGTAGACCCCCATCTTGCCATACACGAAACAGGGAGGGGGCCGAAACCCCCTCCCTGTTTGCTATGACCTCCTTTCGCTAGGAGATTGAGACCCTAAGAGGTCATTTCTGACGAGGGAACAGGAGCAGGACCGCTCCCAGCAATCCAGCAAGACAACCTGCTGCCAAGATCCACACCCAACCACCGTTGCCGGTCTGAGGAAGCCTTCCAGTAGGGGGCACGCTCGTCGTCGGCGGCGTACTCACCTCTACCGTGGTCGTAGTACTCTCCACGGTGGTAGTGGTGACCTCAGGCGTAGTCGTGTCGGGCACGGTGGTGGAAGGCGCAGTCGTCGTCGTCACTTCGACGGTCGTGGTCGGAGCCTCAGTCGTCGTCGTGTCTTCCAACGTCGTAGTGGTCGTGTCCTGGACGGTTGTCGTGGTGACGTAGACGGTCGTAGTGGTGGGCGACGTAGTCGTTGTCGTCTGGCAGTCATCGTCATCGTCATCATCGTCATCATCGTCCCTGTAGGACTCTTGACGTGACGAGTACTTGTCGCAGTCGTCGTGGTCACGATGAGCGAGGGCGGTGCCGCCCATGAGGGCTGTCAAGCCCACCGCTAGGATGATCGTACTGAGTGCTTTCTTCACTGGGTCCTTCTTTCTGATGTAAGGGGAGCGTACCTGACGGGGATCGTCATGTCAAGGGGGTTAGCATAGCCGGGACCCTGACAGTGAAGCGGCCCAACGTGATGGACTCGTTCCACTGGTCCCAGTCTTCGTCCACGCTCACCACGTCCATGTGGACACCGTCACCGTCTCCCCACAGGATCACCTCTACGAACTCTGGGATGTCGGCAGGTCGGGGGACGAGGGGTACCGGGGACCACTCATGGGGCTTGGTCAGGCTGACGAAGGGTTCCCCTTCGTTGACATCGATGTCGGTGATGAGGGCAGCCTGGTTACCCTGGCTGTCGGGGTCCCCCATGAGCACAGCCGTGCACCCCTCCTTGAATCGGGAATAGACCTTCTTGTTGGAACTGATCTTGCTCATGCTGCCTTTCCTCTGGTTACGGCGTATCCCGTCGCTTGGCGGTACGCCTGACGGACGGAGTAGACCTGGTTGCGAGATAGGTATCCATAGTATCGGTAGTGGTCCCAGAAGGAGACCGGGCCATGCGTAGACGTGCGCTCTGCGCACCAGTGGACCTCTGGGTGTGCGACCCACCAGTCGTACTCCTTCTTACGGGCCATAGCCTTCTCCAACTCCTTGGGGGCCAAGAAGCGAGTCAGGTCTCCCGTTTCTTCGGGCAAGTACTTGCGATACAAATCGATCTTCTTTCTCTAGACCCCGTCCGTCACCCTCGGAGGGCGAAGCCCGACGCACTCCCAGCGTTAGGAGTGCACCTCGCTTCGCTCGGGGTGGGGGACTCTCGGGGATCTTAAGACCAATTCCTTGTCGGTGGCCCCTCCCCCCTTTCCCCCCTCCCCGTGAGGATAGTTCGGCACAGTACCACTAGCGCCACCCTGTGTCAATGACATGCTACGATTAGTGATACAAACCGCCGTCTAGCAGGGAGGACCAGGTGACTACCCGCACCAAGAACTACACAGCGACCAAGGGTGTGATCTGGGAACGCTTAATCATCATTAAGGACAGGCGCACCCACCGCAAGCGTGTCCCCACCGTGGCCAACGCAACTATCCTTGTCAACTCAGTCAAGTACGTCATCCCCGCCGAGATCACCTCAGAGGGGGGCATTCTGTTGTCCCTTTCCGCAGAGAACACCGAGTGGCTGGGTGCCGGGGAGTTCTCGTGGGACATGGTCGCCAAGGTCAGCCGTTCTGCCCTCTTGACCTCTACTCCTATCGCTGAACTGCATATCGTCAAAGGCGTTCTTACGGTTGAAGACACCGCCAATATCACACCTCTGGAGAGCGACGGGGTAGCAACGCCGCTCGTGGCACTATGATGTGGGGAGCGGCGGCACAGGGTGCTGCTGGTGATGTTGATTCAAGCGTGTTCATCTGGGGAAGTATCCTCACCCTGATCGGCGTGTGCATCACTGCCATGTTCGGTTACCTTGGCCACCGCCAAGCCAAGGCCAACAACTTGGAAGTGAAGGAGATCAACAACGCCGTGAACCACAAGGCCCCAGACCAGCTTCGTCTATTCGACATGGTGGCCGAGACGCATGCCAAGATGCACGATCTTGCAGCGTTTCAAGCTCGCTGGGAGGACCTACCGCCAGGTCTGTCCACTGCGAGCGAGGTAGTGTCTCATCTCAGTGTCCTTGGAGACCGCATCCACGAGACCAGTCACCAGTTGAACAACCGACTGGACTCTATGGATCGGCAGAACGCAGTGGCTCACCGAGGCTTCGAAGACCACATCTCTAAGCTAGAATCCAAAGTGGACGAAACGGCTAGCCATCTAGCTGAGCACGTCGATTGGGAGAAGAACGTCAAGTGGTCCTCCCTAGAAGTGCCCGTCACTATCACACAGAAGCAAGCACCTACGCCTGAGGAGGCACCATGATCAATCTAGCCCAGTCCATTCCCGCTAAGGCACGTACGGCTATCTACTCCGTGCTTGCCACTCTGATCGGTCTTGAGGCCATCTTCGACGTGGTGCCCGACATCTGGGAGGGCAAGCTCCTCAAGGCGCTGACCGTGCTTGGTTTCGGTGTTGCCGTTGCCAACGTACAGAAGCCTTGACAGGTGTGCTAGTCTAGCGCTATGGCACAGCAAGGCACTGGACTAGGCAGTTGGGGCGCAGAGCGCTTCAAGCAAGGAATCGGAGCGGGTACTGCCGGTGGCGACGTTCGTCATCCTGAACGTGGTGCCATCGTTGGTACCCGCTCTCGCTTCTACGAGAAGGCGCTCTTCGGTGACAGCCGTCCTGACGGCCCCCTAGACCCCATCCATCAAGACACCACGGAATGGAAGTACCCAGATTCCACCCGTGTGCATGCGTACCAGTACGACCCCGACACGTTACAGCTGAGGGTCAAGTTCATCAAGTACGGCACGCCCTGGGTGTACAATGACGTTCCGTCAGCAGTGTTTGAAGCCTTTGACGCCTCCCCCTCCAAGGGGCAGTACATCAACAGCACTTTGAACTACTTCCCGTATCGCAGGGCCTCCGCTGCTGAGGTTGTGCGGGACTTCCATTCCGTCTGACTACTCGGAGAACTAATGCTCATCACAATCGGAATCATCAGCGTCACGTTGATGATTGGTGCCTACTACCTGTTCAAGGACACCCTGAACCGCATCCAGTACCTGGAGACATTACGCATCTACTGGATCACCAAGGACAACGGGAAGGGTCAGCCTCTTGTCACCAAGGCCATCATGCGACAGACAGCGCCCCCCTTCTGGAGAGGACGAGGCATCCAAGTGCGTCTCGGCAAACTCACATTCCAGGTAGGTCTACTTACAATGCGAGTAGACAGCCTGGATGCTCAGATCAGTAATAGGCCCGACGCCTTTGATGGGATGACTGCCAAGCAGCTTCGTCGCTGGAACATGGGCTTGGGGGCTGACTCCAAGTGAGCACCTACAAAGGACTCAAGAGCGCCGCCCGCCCCATCAACCCCGATCACCTCCGTCGTGCTGCCAAGGTAGACGACAAGCTCATCGGTCCCTACTTGGACGAGATCCTCATCACCATGCACCAGTCTTTGGACGGCTGGCGGTACGGTAAGGTCGATGCTGAACCTCTCCAGACGGCATTGGATGCGTTCATCGCACTGCTCACTGAGGCCGAGAACAGAGGCTTAGCCTGATACCATATCAACTACTATGACTGACGTTATTGAGCAGGCTCCTGATCTAGAGGATTACGAGGACGAAAGCAGCCCTCAGTTCGTACATGAACTGATTGAGAAGCTGATCATCTTTGTAGAAGAGTTCTGTGACGTGAAGTTCTTCCCGTACCAGACGCCCATCGCCTATTCCATCATTGAGTCGGTCGTGCTAGGTGACGGTGACGAGAAGACGCTCATCGCCACCCGTCAGTCGGGCAAGTCCGAGGTCGTGTCGAACGTGATCGCCGGTCTCATGGTCATCCTTCCACGTCTAGCTGACGTGTATCCGCACTGGCTCGGCAAGTTCAAGAAGGGATTCCTTGTGGGCGTCTTCGCCCCCACTGAGGACCAGGCCGACACCGTGTTCGGACGTGTAGTTGCCAAGCTGACAAGCGATCACGCCACCACCCTGATGCTGGACCCCGAGATCGATGACAAGGCGACAGCCGGTGGTGCTCGTGGCAAGGGCAAGATCTTGCTCCTTAAGAAGAGTGGATCGTCTTGCCGCATGCAAACCTGCAACCCCAAGGCCAAGATCGAATCCAAGACCTACCACTTTGTCTTCATCGATGAGGCTCAGGAAGCTGACGAGCAGATGGTGACCAAGTCCATCAAGCCGATGCTCGCTTGGAACCGTGGGAGCATCCTCCTCGGTGGCACCGCCCAGCGCTACAAGAGCTACTTCTACACTGCCATCCAGCGCAACAAGCGTACCGACGCCAACCGTCGTGGGAAGAAGCGCTCCCACCACGAGTACGACTGGAAGATGGCTGCGAAGTACAACAAGAACTACGCCGCCTTCATCGCTGACGAGAAGATCCGTATCGGTGAGGACTCCGACGAGTTCCAGATGTCCTACTGCAATCGCTGGATGCTGGACAAGGGTATGTTCGTGTCCGAGGAGCGCCTGGACCGCATGTACGACAAGACCATGCCCATCGTCCAGGAGTGGTGGAAGACCCCCATCGTGGTCGGCATCGACGTGGCTCGTTCGAATGACAGCACTGTAATTACGCCCGTGTGGGTGGACTGGGATAGGCCCGACCCGTTCGGGTTCTTCGAACATCGTGTCCTCAACTGGCACGAGATCAACAACGTGGACTGGGAGTCACAGTACTTTGAGATCATCGACTTTCTTCGAAACTACAACGTCATGCGCATTGGAGTGGACGCTCAAGGTGTCGGTGGCGCTGTTGCTGAGCGCCTCCAGATTCTCATGCCCCATATCGAAGTCGTTGCGGTCGGGTCCGATGTCAAGGCCCAGAACGACCGCTGGACCCACCTGACCCAGCTGATCCAGCGTAACCAGCTGTTCATCCCCGGCGACTACAAGGCTCGCAACACCAGGCGTTGGAAGAAGTTCAACCAGCAGATGGGCGACCTGGAGAGGGTGCAGAGGGGTCCTTACATGCTGGCAGCCGCCCCCGACGAGAGAGGGGCCTTTGACGACTATGCCGACTCCCTGGCCATTGCCTGCCAGATGACCGTCCAGGACGTGATGCCGACGATCAGTTCAAGTGATAACCCATTCTTCCGTCGTTAACCGACCCCATATGGTACTGTTACCATTGTTCACCCACTATGGAGGGCTTCCAAACATGACCACATTCGCACCACAGAACCCTTACCCTGAGAAGGGCGTCAACGTCTTTGAGCGTAGCTACGCCCCCAGCATCCCTGGTAACAAGGGTCCGCTCCGTTTCGAAGAGGGAGTGGCGACTGACACTGACGTACCGAACGACTTCGGCAAGGGCGCTTACGCCGACACCCGTGGTCTTTCCGCTACGCAGAGCATGCAGTCTCCTGAGACCTTCTACAAGCACGCTGCCGACACCATGCGTGAGCGTGCACATGTCGGCTCCGCTTCCTGGATTGAGGCTCCCGAAGTGCTCAGCGACTTCGTCATGGGCGCTGGTTCCGGCGAGGGTCAGCCTACTTTCGAGTACGCTTACAACTCCGGTCTCCACGAGGCTCGCCCCAACAAGACTCGTGTGAACGGCTGATCCACCCATGCCCGTTAAGACCACTTTCCGAGGTGGTGGCGGCAAGGATCGTGATCCTTACAACGACCCAAGCGCTTACACGCACCACTATCCACAAGTGACGCCTACCGGTGATGGCCACCAGGTGAGCCTCCAGTTTGACTCGTCTCTGGACAGGAGCGACAACTGGCGTCCCTTCCCCAAGGGTACCGACACCAGGAAGCTTGGATGGAAGTCACCGGTCCATAAGCCTTACGACGATCCGTACGACGCCGTGAGACCCACCCCACGAGAGCCGAACCCAGAGAACAGAGGGGGCTGAGGTCCCTATGGCTGAGGATCTAGTACCTGGCTTCTACCAAGGCCAGGAGCGTCAGCGTGGATTGAAGACGGGGCGAGTAGCGCCCCGTGATGCTGTGCGCCCCACCGCCTGGTCTGAGATCCTCAACGACAACCACATCGAACCTCACCACCCCAATCAGGTGTGGTCTGAGACGAGCGATCAGTACGACCCCAATCAAGGTGCCCTCTTTGATGTGAACAAGGTCGCTCCTCGTCAGACTACGTCGTTGACCAACGAGACCGCTGAGGCAATGGGTGTTCCGTCTGGCCGTGTCAACGTCAAGGGTAAGGACACGATGGGCCTCGCTGCGCAGCCGGGTTTCATGCCGAACCTCAACGTCAAGCAGAAGAAAGCAGCCCTTCAAGGCGTTGCCACCGCTCGTGACTCCAATGGTACAGTGACTGGTCAAGGCCACTTTGCTGACATGATGGCGTCCCGAGAGTCTGCCTACAGAGCAGTGGGTCACGCTGACTGGTACGAGGGTACCGATTCCTCAGGCAGCCACGACGGTTCGCTAGGTCACGCCCCGGCTATCATTCAGCAGACTGCTGCGGTGCACGGATTCTCAACCGGAGCCATGACTCGTGCCACCGCTATCTCGTCCCCACAGGCTACCTGGCAAGATGATCAGACTGGCGAGTACGTCAACGTGCAGGCTGCCAAGCACGCTCTCCTATCGTCTCGTTCTGCTGCGGATGAAGACGACGCTTACCAGAAGGCTTCTTCCATTCGTGCCTCTGGTGGTGTTCTTCCAGAAGCCGTAGGCCGTGCTGCCGTGCACAACTACCGACACGGTGATCGGGGCGGTGCGTTCAGTGTGCAGAGTCCGCTCAGCCAGAAGACTCCTAACTTCGAAGCGTCTCTCAACCTCTCGCACGTCGATCCTGTCGTTCGCCACATGGCGGCGCAGGCTTACGCTGTGGACCGTCACGACGCCAAGGTCGTTGGCATGGATAACAACTCCAAGGAGTTCCAACGCCGCGGTGTGTACGATGCTGTCGCAATGACAGGCCGACGTGCGGCTCTTAGACACCGCCAACTGCCTCCCAACGAACAGGCTGCTGAATGGGTGGGCCAGAAGAGTCGCAGCGTGGCTACTAGTGACGCTCCCCGTTTGCTAGACCCCAACACCCTCGCTATCAATCAGTCAGCTGTGCCTGCTCCCCCAACAGCCCCGTCGTCCTCTAGGACTATGACTCGTGACAACCGTAGCCCTATTGCTCAGAAGTACGGATTGGACTTCTGATGAGTAAGCGAGCGCTCAACCCCGATCAGCTTAAGCTCTTTATGACCGGCACGGAGTGGCAGGACTTTGTAACCCACTCCACGGACGGCCCGCTGGAGCACATCTGGCCCCAGAAGGAGCAAGAGTCCCGTGCCCCCGCAGCAAGTGGCCGACACGGTGCAGGCGTCTACGACTCTCTCAAGTCCGAGGGGTACAACCACTTCAAGGGAGTGAACAGCCCCGCTACGATCATCTTCGAAGAGTCGCCTGACGGTAAGAGCGTGCGCCATGTACAGTCCGAGGGACACCACCGAGTCGCTGCTGCTGCTGCGGTTGAGCGTGACACTGGAAAGCCGGTGTATCTTCCTACCAACTACGTTGACAACACGCCTGGCGCTCGTGCTAGGATGCGTGCGTACCAGCAAGCTCAACGAGAAAGGGAGATGGGGTCGTGAAGCTATCCAATCAGTTCGACAGGCTTGCACAGGCCATCAACGAAGACGGCGGGTTCAGCCACAAGGTGGCAGGCCCCGGCGCAGGTAACGACGCCAAGCACTCCTACATGGTCGGCCAGGGTGGTCACGACTTCCCGCCCGGTGAGATCACAGGCGGTCAGCTTCGTGACTATGCCGTTCAGAACTACGACCGGCTCTCGCCGCCCGACATGTACCTCGGCGGTTGGCGGGGTTCCAACCCGACCCGTGCCTCTGTAGAGCCTTCTCGTGCGTATCCTCGTGGAGAGCGTGGCTCCCGCACGAAGGCGAAGCTGGACGCCGCCTCCACCAACCAGCAGGCCATTGGTGTGATCGGTGAAGGGTACGAGGGCGATCTTGACAACCCGAACTACACGGAAGGCGCAGGCCACAGTAAGCGTGCGCTGACGACCAAGGACGCCGCATGGATCTTCCCCGAGTCCACTGGTCCCAAGGCCCCCTCTTCCAAGCGCACGAAGATCCGTCGCTAATCCGGCACCGGGATGCTGGACACGGCGTCGTCCGATGGTGTAGGCTAATGGCTTCCATCCGTCTACTGATCGGAAGCGTGTGTGAGTATCAGAGAGGAACTCAACAAGCGTAGGAACAGGCCCTCTGCAAAGAGGTGCAAGCTCGGCATCCTCTTGGACGATCTCAATGAAGAGAACCCTGACGAGTTCGACGCTCTCCTCACTGCCATCACGCTCGTGCGAGACGCTCGTAACCGCTCTCGCCCCGACGATCAGTTCACTATCCAGTGGTTGCACGATGTTGTCACTGGTAACGGCTATGCCGTAGGTAAGACGGTGGTATCCGACCACGTACGAGAGGTGTGTGTTTGTGACCATCGCCCATGACGTTGACTTTGCTGTAGGCATCGGTGCTGTCCGAGAGCTTCTAGAACGAAACGGTATCGAACCATCAGAGGTTGGACAGCTGCATCGCATCCAGTCGGTGAAGGTGTACCAGCAGGGGTCCAAGGACGCTGACGGGAACATGCAGGCGCAGGACCTCGTGTCGGTCGTGTTGTCTCCTAAGTTCGAAGAGGGACCCGAGTGGCCGGTCATCCAGCCCGGTCCACAGTACAAGCTGCCCAAGAGCAAGGTCACGAAGGTCAAGGCGAACGACGCCCTCAAGACGTGCGTCGTTCTCCCCGACATGCAGATCGGGTACTACTTCGACAAGAACGAGAGGCTGGTCTCCACTCACGACGAGACCGCCATTGACCTGTCGGTCGCCATGATCCAGGACATCCAGCCTGACCTCATCGTCCTAGTCGGAGACAACCTGGACCTTCCTGAGATGGGCAAGTACCGTCTCAGCCCCGCCTTCTACCGCACGATCCAGCCCGCTATCGACTACACCACGGAACTCATGTTCCGGCTCCGTGCAGCTGCCCCCGAGGCCAAGTGCGTCTGGTTAGCTGGAAACCACGAAGAGCGACTCGTCAACTACCTGTTGGATAACGCCTCTGCTGCGTTCGGGCTACGCCAGGGCGCACGTCCTGAGAGCTTCCCCGTCCTGAGCGTCCCCCACCTGTGCCGTCTGGACGAGTCGGGAGTGACATACCTAGAGGGGTATCCTGCGAACGACTTCTGGATCAACGAGCGCCTCCGTGTTATCCACGGTGACCGAGTGAAGTCCAGCGGTAGCACCGCCCACGTGTATCTCAACAACCACAAGACCAGCGTGATCTACGGACACATCCACCGTCGTGAGTATGCAGCCAAGACCTTCGTGAAATGGGAGGGCGCTCGCACCATCATGGCTGCGACCCCCGGCTGCTTGGCGAAGTGCGACGGCAGCGTCCCCAGCACCAAGGGCGGTCTGGACCTACACGGTCGTCCCATGACTGTTGTCGAAGACTGGCAGCAGGGTCTCGCCGTGGTGCACTACGAGGACAGCGGGGACCACCGCTTCTTCTACCACCAAGTAGACATCCAGGACGGCGTAGCCCTGTACAATGGGAAGCTGTATGGCACGGCTGACGGTAGCTGACCTCTTGGAGCGTATTGAAGCCCTAGAGGCCGAGGTGGCGTCACTCAAGAGCGCCCCCGCAGATCCTCCCGTATCCTTCGTCGTGTCGGTGGAGGCCAAGCCGTCCCCACTACCAGGTGCTATTGACTTCACTGAGATGGCCGAATCCCAGGGCTTCTCTTACGCATACTCTGACCCAGAGTGGTGGGGAGCAAATCGATACCTGTGAAGGGTCCTTCTGATACACTTTCGAAGTACGACAGCTAAGGAGTAGTACCATTCCTGTTGACTTCTTCTCCCCCAGCTATAGAGCCTCTTCAAGCGACCTTGCGGTCGCTATTTCGCCGTTGGGCCTGGTGGAGCTTGCAGATGAGGAGTTCGAAGTCCACGGCCCCCGCCTGAACCGCTATGCGGCAGAGTGGGCTTGGTACCTTGGCCATCACTGGAGTCACCGTCGTGAGATGGGTGAGCAGCAGATCACGCTGAACTACACCCGCACCATGTCCGACTACATCACCAACTTCTGCTTCGGCAAGGGCGTGCACTTCCGTTGCCCAGAGGAGAACGGGGCGATCATCCCCCACCTTCTCCAGAAGGTCTGGGAACAGGACAACGACAAGAACATGATCCTCTGGGAGATGGGTCAGCTTGCCGGTGTGACGGGCGACTGCTTCGTGAAGGTGGCCTATGAAGAGCCGTGGATCGACAGTATTGGTGTCTACCATGCTGGACGTACCCGCATCATTCCGCTCAACCCGGCTCACTGCTTCCCCGAGTATCACCCGCATGACCGTGACCGCATGCTGCGCTTCAAGCTCAAGTACCGCTTCTGGGGCACCAGCCCCGAGGGTACTCGTCAGGTCTACACCTTCACTGAGATCCTCACCGACGACGCCGTGGAGCAGTACATCAACGACGAGTTGATCGACCAGTACCCGAACCCCATCGGCACCGTGCCCATCGTGCACATCCCGAATGTGACCATCTCTTCCAGCCCGTGGGGCCAGTCTGACATCTGGGACATCATCTCCCTGAATCGTGAACTGAACGAGAAGATGACCGAGGTCTCGGACATCATCAACTACCACAGCGCCCCCGTGACCATCATCACTGGAGCCAAGGCCAGCCAGCTTGAGCGTGGAGCCAAGAAGGTGTGGGCAGGTCTACCCAAGGACGCCAACGTCTTCAACCTGGAGTCCAGGGGCGAGATGGGTGGCGCTATGGAGTACATCCAGTTCCTCAAGATGACGATGCACGAGATCACTGGTGTGCCTGAAAGCGCCCTCGGTCAGACCCAGCCCATCTCCAACACATCCGGCGTGGCACTGGCGATCCAGTACCAGCCGATGATGAACCGTTACACGATGAAGAAGGCGCACTTCACCAAGGGATTGAAGCGCCTCAACGAACTCATCATCCGCACCCAGGCTGTTCACGAGCCAGAGTCGTTGCTGTGGGACGAGCGTGTGGCATCCCTTCCTGAGTCGGACCAGCTGACGCAGCTGGACCCCGCCGACCCCAACACCTACCGTACCGAGATCCACTGGCCTGAGCCGCTCCCCGTTGATCAGCTGATCAAGCTGAACGAGTTGCAGGCAAAGATGGCCATCGGTCTTGAGTCGAAGCGTGGCGCTCTCCGTGAATTGGGTGAGCAGTTCCCGAACGAGAAGATGGCAGAGATCTTCGAAGAGCTACGGGATGACGCCTTCGACCAAGGCTCTCTTGATATGATCAAGACACAGATCGCACAGGCCATTATGATGATGACCGGCATGGTTCCAGGCCCCGATGGTGGCGCTGAACCTGTTGAGGTCGCCAGCGCAGGTGGCTCTGATGTGAGCAGCACGGGTTCACCTGGTGGTGGTCCCGGCATCCTCCCCGGCGTTCAGCCGAGTGGAGACGTAGTAAACCAGTTGATCCAGCGAGCCTACGGTGCGAATCTCGCACAGCGTAGGGTCCCTTCCGAAGAAGCATAAGTACAACATTCCAGACCCAATTAGCTAGACCAATAGAGGACTAACAATGTCAGTGAAGCAATCAGCAGACGAGATCGTTCAGACGACTCTCGCAACCGACGCCGCATTTGCAGCCATGCAGGCCGAGGCAGACGCCGTTACCGGCAAGGGCGACACGCCCCCCACTCCTTCTTCTACGAACAGCCGACTGTTCACCGAAGAGGAGATGGCGCACGCTCGTCGTGAAGAGAAGGACAAGCTCTACAACAAGCTGAGCAAGCTGGAAGAAGAGCTTGAGACCATCCGCAAGGAGCGTGAAGAAGCTGCTCGCCTTGCACGTGAGGCAGCAGAGGCAGAGGACCGTGCACGCCGTGAGCGTGAAGAGGCAGAGATGTCTGCCAAGGACCTCATCGCCAAGAAGGAAGACGAGTTGACTTCTCGTCTCAACACCGCTCAGCAGGAGTGGGAGCAGAAGTTCCTTGCACTCCAGCAGGAGAGCGAAGCACGTGCAGCCATGCTGGAGAAGGAGCGTCAGTTCCAGGAACTCCAGCAGTACAAGAACCGTCGCCTCAGTGAGGAAGCCGAGAACATCATTCCCGAACTTCTTGCGGCAGATGATGACCCTATCAAGGGCGACACCGTCGAGGAAATCGAAGCGGCAATTCAGCGGGCTGTAACCATTTCATCTGCTATCATGCAGAAGGTACAGCCGCTTGTGCAGCAAGCACAACAGCGACCGAGGGGTATCTCCGCAACTGGAGCGATTCCCGGTGGGCCAATGGACAACGGTACGGAGCAGCAAGTGATCACGCAGGCCGACATCAAGGCCATGCCGATGGATCAATGGGCACAAGTTAGGGGCAGGCTCGGTTTGAAGTGATCTGAATCACTTCGTCTTTCAACATTCAACTTCAACCTAGTATCCCTGGAGGATAAACACAATGGCCCTTCCCGCACCTACAGGTGGAGCGATCACCGGTGCAGACCTCAGCGCAGTCACCACGACTGGCTATAGCTCTGACGCTTCGCTCTCTCCCGCTATCCAGACCATCTGGTCCAAGGAGATCCTGTTCCAGGCGATGCCCGTGCTTCGTTTCGAGCAGTTCGCCGTCAAGAAGACAGAGCTTGGTGTTCAGCCTGGTCTGACCATCAACTTCATGCGTTACAACAACCTGGCTGTGGACAGCACCGGCTCCGAACTCACCGAAGGTGTTCGTATGGAGCCTGTGGCTCTTTCCGCAAGCCAGATCCAGATCACGGTGAAGGAGCACGGTAAGGCCGTTGCTGTCACCGAGCTTCTGCTCAACGCATCCTTCGATGACGTGATGGCTTCTTCCAGCCGTCTGCTCGGTCGTCACATGGCGCAGAGCATGGACGTTCAGGCTCGTAACACCCTGTACTCCAACGGTGTGCCGTTCGGTGGTGGCTCCGCTGTTGCTCCGAACGTCGTGTTCGGTCGCACCGCAGCTTCCGCTCGTGGCTCCATCAGCCCGTACGACGCTGGTACCCTCGGTACTGCTGCAAGCCCCGGCTTCCTCAGCCCCGCTGCTGTGAAGGATGCCGTGAACGTGCTGGCAAGCCAGAACATCCCTCGCCTTGGCGACACCTACGTCTGCTTCGTGCACCCGTCCCAGAGCCGTTCGCTCCGTGACTGGCCTGAGTTCATCGAAGTAACGAAGTACGCCGCTCCTGGCAACTTCATGCTCGGTGAGATCGGTCGTATCTACGACGTAGTGTTCATTGAGACCACTCAGGTTGAGAAGGGCCTCAGCGTTCCTGCCGACATCGACCCCGGTACCGGTGGCACGCAGACCCCGAACACCAACTCCTACAGCGCCATTATGATCGGTGACAACGCCTTCGGTCACGCTATCAGCCTTCCGGTTGAGCTTCGTGACGGTGGCGTGATCGACTTCGGTCGTGAGCACGGTCTCGCATGGTACGCCATCTGGGGCTTCGGTGTGATCACCCACGAGTCCCGAGTGATCATCAACACCCTTGGTGGTGCGATCAGCTGACCTAGCCTCTGGCTAGATGAACCGTAAAGGGGGAGGGCTTCGGCCCTCCCCCTTTCAAGTTGCCGTGGTACACTTCGTTGGTAACCGTCTATCCAATAGGAGAAGCTAGTCATGGCAGCAGCCCAAGCAGTAGAAGTCCAGCAGGTGGAGCCGGTCATCGTGACCCCGACCACCAAGCGTGCCCGTGTCAAGGGCACATGGACGATGTACTTCGGTGCAACTCGTTTCGACTTCGTAGATGGCCAGAGCTACGACCTGGCCCCCGACCTCTTCGAATACCTCAGGAGCCGTGGGAACCTCTACGACACAATGGCCTGATCCCTTCTAGGAGAACTTCGTGTCACTCATCATTCCGAACGCCGGGGACACCTCTGGTGGCAACAAGTACGAAGCCCTTGACCAGGCTGAACCGGACGCTCTGGACTTTGAGATCCTCAGTGTCCGTGGTTCCGGCGTGGTATCTGGGTGTGCCGTAACGACCAACGGCACCAACAACTCCGTCAGCGTTGCAGCCGGTGTGGTGACGTTGAACGGTGTCTCGTACACCGTCAGCGCCAACTCCTCGTTCGGTATGCCTACTGCCCCCGCAGACAACCGCTTCGACATTGTCGTTGCGAGGGTGTCAGGCGGCGTTGCTACTTTGACAGCAGTCAAGGGCGACGACAGTGCTACGAACCCCTCCTATCCGAAGTCGGCCTCTGTTCTGATCGGTTCGCCGTCGCCCACTACCAACGTAGACTTCTCTACGGACGTAGTGCTGGCGGCGGTGTACCGTTCCGGCAGTGCAACGATCACCGGTTCTCGCATTGTGGACAAGCGAGTAACCGTCACCACCTCCATTCCAGATCAGGGCGCTTCCGTCCCTGCATCCGGTTACGGTTCCGGTACCGGCAGCCTCTACTACAAGACCGGCACGCCGTCTGGTACGTCCTCTGGCGTGTACGTGAAGACCGATACCGGCCCCTGGATTGAGCTTGCGCAGAACGTCGGCCCCCACACACCCATCGGTGCTGCCGTTCTTTGGCCGTCAACCGGCGCTGTGCCTTCTGGTTATGTAGAAGCCAACGGTCAAGCGCTGTCCACCACTTCGTACCCCGCCCTGTTTGCAGAGTACGGATATGTTCATGGTGGATCAGGCGGTACCTTCAACGTCCCCAACTACAACAACCTCTTCATCCGTGGCACGACCAGCACAAGCAACGTGGGCGTTGCAGTGGGAGCGGACAGCGTCACTCTTGTGACCGCAAACCTTCCTGCCCACACGCACGACTTCGCTCACACTCACGGGTTTGCGCACACGCACGGAGTGGACCACTCCCACACGGCGACTACAGACACGCAAGGTAGCCACTCACACAGCATCGCTCACGACCACGCTTCGTTCAACACGGCGTCCGCTGGCACCCACGCTCACAACTACAACGCTTTCGGTCTTGCGTTCCTACTCAACCCAGAAGGCACTTACCTACAGTTCACTTCTGGCTTCACGGCCAACGACAAGAACTGGGTGCAGGAGTCAGTGACTCCGACTGGCGGTGCCCACGTGCACGCCATCGACGTGCCCTCGTATGCAGGTAACAGCGATGCTCAGGGTTCCCACACTCACACCGTAACGGTCAACGCTACGTCTGGCCTGAACACCTCTTCGCAGAGCACCTCCACCACAGGTGCGGCGTCTACGTCTACTACCTCTTCTATCGGCTCCGGTACGTCGTTCAGCGTCATTCCAGGAGCTATCTACTCTCGTTGGATCATCTGTGCCTCTCTCGGTACCGACACCTCCTTTACTGGCGGTATCACTGGACCTTGGTCCGCTTCTCAGACCATTACAACCGTCTCCGCATCTGGCACCTACACGGTTCTCAACTCCGACATCGGCAACCTCATTGCCACCACGAGCGGCTCCGCTGTGACCCTCAGCCTGACCACCGGGTTGGACATGGTGGCCGGTCAGCGCATCGACATCATCCAGCGTGGCGCTGGCCAGATCACAGTGTCTGCGACCGGTGGCCCCACCGTGAACGGCACCCCCGGCCTCAAGACTCGTGCCCAGTACAGCAAGGCTTCGATCATCTGCGTTGCTGCTGACACGTACATCCTTGAAGGAGACATCGCTGCCTGATGCCTGGACTTCCCAAGCCCGCCGCTGGTTCTTCACCCACTGACGTTTCCGT